CGTTGCCGTTGCCGTCGCCGTTTAGTCCCATTTGTTGTGAATTTTCACCTAAACTAGAAATTAAAGTAATTTTTCCCATACAGCCTCATTGCAATCATACATGTGAACTATTGTAAGTTCATGAAACCGCACAATGTTTTTTGTTTTATCTAAAACAGTATCTTTTGTTACGCCTTCATCAGCAAAATAAGAAAGACCCGCTTTTCCAGATGTACCCCATATACGAATTGTTGCCGCATCTTTAAGCCAACATTTATTGCCTTTTTGGTAGAATCTTCCAACAGCAACCCATCCTCTTTGTAAAACTACAATTCTAATTCCACCATATTCTTCTTTAGATTCTGGCTTTGTTTTGTTGAACATTTTTGTTATTGCTAACAAATCTCCTACTTTCATTTCATTTAGTTCCATTATTTTCTCCTTTGCTCGATAAAATTTGTTCTAATTCGTGTATTGCATTACTAGATAATTTATATACTTTCAAAATACCTATCGCCTCACGCAAAGCCCATTCTGCGCCTGCTATAAAAGCATAATCATAAGTATTCCACGTTGCAGTAATAGAAGGAACATAATCATCACGAAACGAAAGTCCATCGTCAGTTCTGTGTTTTGTTGTATTGGCTACATTTAAAAAATAATGTTTTGCTGATTCTTTCGCCGCAGCTTCTAGTTTCTTATTCATTTTAAAACCTCCTTAACGTGAATGTAATCTTCTGCGTTTTCTGGTTTCTCGGTTAGAACTTCTTTTTCAGCGTAACAAGTAAAATTTCCTATTATTGACGGTTGTGTAATAACGATATTATTCTTTTTAATCCAAAACTCCCTTTGTTTAGGTTTTAATTTTCTGATTTGTTTTTCGTGTACTGGTAGTGATAATAGTTTGCGGTCTACCTTATAACAATTATATTCAAAACCTGTAATTATTCCAATATACCGTTCACCTCTGTCATAAAAACAAACTTTCTCACCGATTGAATATTTCATTTCACACATTCTTTCTTAGATTTCTTTTTCAAGCAAATCATCGTTTGCTGAATACACATTGAATATGGGTTTGGTTCGTATAAAAACTCAGGGTTCACGCTGCAAAATGCTATTACAAAATATGGTACGATCATTTTAATTCTTCTTCACAACAAATAAATGCGGTTTTATTTTTATAATTTTGTATTTCTAATTCTATTCTATGAATCGTATCCCTTAAAAGTTGGTTATCTTCTGTTAAATATTTTTCCATATCTATAACCTCATCTTTATTAAGATCCAAAAACGTATTTTTCTTTTTAATTATATTTGTAATATCTAAAACATTACTCATTTTAATAACTCCATTTTATTTAATTCGTTTATTGATACTAAATATTGATCTTCTTTTAATCCGCTTGTTAAACTTAAGAACGGTTTATTTTTTTCTTGATAATAACATTTATTATAAAATAAATCTTTCTCAATCCAACCAGCAATATAAACTTTTTTAGTTTTATTATTTAAAAAACAAAATACATATATGTCACATTGTTGGAATGAACTATTTTTATTAATAGCGCATAAATAAGTATTGTTAGGAATAAAATTAGTTCCCATTGTTTTAACTTCTACTTTTTTACCGTTGTAAATAAAATCATAATCGTAAGTGCTTTCTAGTTTATTTTCCAATCCTAAATAAGTTCTAACTGCCAATTCTCCTAATGCACCTTGATTATTTATTTCTCCATTTGTGATTGATTTATTCAGCGATCCGATTTTAGTAGCATATTGTTTGGCAAGTTCTAAAGTTTTTTCAGTTGGCACAAGTGTGATCATTTTAAAAGTCTCCATCTACCGTCTACAATTTCCCATCCGTTATTACGCATTTTAGTTTCAAATCTTGGAAAAGTTTGAATAAAAGTATTAATTCCAATCTTATGAATCATCGTGTGATGTTCCCTGCAAAATGGATAAACATTCTCCTCTGTATCATCTCCACCTGCTCCTCTTGTTTCCAAATGATGCGGATCAGATGGTTTCTTGTTACATACTACACATGGTTGCATTTTAATTTCCTCCAACAAACGCTTATTCACTATTCTCTTTTTCTTTTCAAACATTTTATTTATTTAATTTAATCCATTCGTTTTTTAAAAAAACTATTTTCTTTTTAAAATAATTTACATCATCAGTATCAAATAAGTTGTTGGCGTTCGTCCAGAATGTCGTGATACGTTCTTGATTTTCTAAATTGTTGCTCGATTCCTTGTGATGTAACTTCATGAAGTTTATGAATTGCTTTGCTTCTGTAATCATAAACTGCTTTCTCTTCGTACACTCTGTTGTTCCATTTAAAGATGACGCCTTTTCCAACATATTTACCTTTCCTTCTACATTTTGCTATTTTTAAATCTCTGTCAAATTCTGATATTTCATTTTGTTTTAACATTTCATTGTCTGGTCTGTTGAATAATAATATATTATGCGCTTCCTGCACTGCCGTTGAAGAACCTTTAATATCATACTCTGATTCAACTCTTTGTGAAAACTGTTCGCCAGGTTTACGCGGATGACATATTAAAAATAAATGTGCTGGTAACTCTTTTGCCATTATCACGAGTTCATGTATTGTTTTATCCATTTCTAAAATCATTCCGCTTTCGCTTGCTGGATTCATAAAGAAATTTAAATTATCCATAATCACAAATTTTACACCTTTTTCCATTACAGCATATTCAATCAATGCTCCTAAGTGATCTAATCTAATTCTATCATCATGCTTTGTTACGATTTGATAAGGCGTAATTACGTCTTTCCATTTTGCGTAATTCTTTTTCAAATCATCAAGCTCATGTTTTTCACCATCATTGTAATCTTTCCCTGTTAGAACGGAAAATGTTCTACGCCAAAAATCATGATCTCCAGTTTCCACTGAAAATACTAAATGCTTTATTTGATTTAAACAAAGATTAGCCGATATGTTCGCAACGAAGTCCGTTTTACCTGCTCCTGTAGAACCTGTAAATAAAGTCAATTCATTCATTCTAAAACCTCCTGTCATCATGCAGAGCTTTTCCCATATCGAGAATTTTATCGATGGCGGTGGTGATAATATTTCAGAAAATGATTTTCCGATTATTTCATTTTCTGTGTTTAGATATGTTTCGAAAACTTTTTGATCATTATCATAATATCTTTTAGGCATCTTTCATTTCCAGTGATTTAATTAAATTAAAATTCTCTTTTGTTAAATTAGTTTTATTCTTAATCAAGAAATCATTTTTATTTTTCGCACCAAGATTTAAGAATCTTTCAAAATTATTTGAAAGCAATTTAGTTCCAATAAATTTTTCAGGATTATAATAATCAGTTTTATGTTCATAAGCCATTCCTATTATGGCTAGAATTAAATTTTCCGCACCATAAGAATTTTTTAAATAATCTAACATCTGGATTTCTTGCAAGTGAGGCTTATTTCTTTCGATTCCAAAAGTGCTTATTACCGAGAGCCATAAATCACAAATTTCTAATGTCTTACCACCATTGTCAGAAATTAAATTTATTTTTCCTGTGTTTGTATTGTTTGTTTGTTTGTTTGTATAGTTCTGGTCTTGAATGATTTCATAGACTTGACATAGTGCAGCTTCCTCTAACCTACCCATACCTTTACTGATACTATACCCTTTCTTACCTATAACTAAACCAATACTGAGCTTATTCTGCTCCGTAATTTCTGAATTATCACGGCTACAAAAACATAATAATGCGATGTATAATAACTTATCTTTGTCGGTTAATTTTAAAATCTTATTATTAGTAAAAAAATCATTATCAAATTTGAACCAACCATTGTCTCGATTTTTTCTAAAAATCTGATTATGTTTTTGCCATCCATTTACTTTAATTCTGAAATCATCAGTAGTTCTTAATTTATCGATGAAATCTGTTGCCATGATGCTTACTCCAAGTTGAAAAAAGGCGGTGATCGGTACTCCTACCGACCACCTAATCTCAAGCTTTTGCAGAAAGAAAGATATGCTATGAGACTTAAACTTTTTTTAAAAAACTTAAATCTTTCCGCGAGTAAATAATTTTTAAAATAAATATTTGCATACGGCAACTAAATAATTTAGCGTAATCAAAGAAAAGGCGGAAAAATGTCTAAAATTGAAATTTTAACTATAAATCCAGAAAAACTTATACCTTATGTCAAGAATTCCAAAACACATACTCCTGAACAAATAGACTTAATAGCTGGTCAAATTTCTTCTTATGGTTTTGATCAGCCGATCGTTGTTGACAAAAATAATGTAATTATAAAAGGTCATGGAAGAAGAGAGGCTGCTTTAAAATTAGGACTAAAAGAAGTACCCGTTATAGTTGCAGAACATTTAGATGAATATCAAGCAATGGCTGCACGAATTGCGGATAATAAAATTGCTGAAACTTCATGGGATAATGATTTATTAAAATTTGATTTAGGAACTCTGCAAAATCAAGAATTTGAATTAGAAAAACTCGGATTTGATATTGATTCGTTAAATTTAATTATGAACGAATGGATTTCGGATCATGAGAAAGTAGAAAATACTAAAGAAAATCTTGATGGAATCTCAGGAAAAATCACAATTACATGTCCAATGGAAATGCGTGAAGAATTAAAATCATTTATTTCAGAAAGAATAAATGAGACAGGATTTGATGGAATTGAAATCAACTGATTTAAATATATTAGTAGCAATACCATACTGTAAACCGACAGTAATTGAAGAACTATCGAATATTAAAAATTTAAAATTTTATCTTGATTCAGGTGCTTTCACCGCATGGAAAGCAGGAAAAGTTATTACAATAGATCAATATTGTAGATTCATTTCCGACCTAAAAATAAAACCATGGAGATATTTTACTTTAGATGTTATAGGAGATCCAAAAAAAACTAAAGAAAATTTTATTCAAATTAAGAAAAACGGATTTAATCCAGTTCCAATCTTTACCAGAGGAGAAGATTTAAAAGAATTAGATTTCTATTATGACCATTCTGATTGTGTTGCTATTGGCGGATTAGTCGGAACTTCAGGCAATAAAGGCTATGTCAAAGGCTTGATGAAATATATTGGAAATAGAAAAACACATTGGCTAGGATTTAATGCAAAAGAATATCTATCACACTATAAACCTTATTCTTGCGATTCCTCTTCATGGAATTTTTCATTTAGATATGCTTCTGCAAAAATTTATGACAGAAACGGGATATGGATTCCTTTTACAAAAAATGATTTTATAAATAAACCTAGTCAATCTCTATTAAAATTAATATTAGAGCTAGACGTTGATCCAAAAAGATTATCCAAATCGTCAGAATGGTCTAACAGCAATAAAGATTATGAATACGCTATAGAATCAATAACTTATAGAACATGGCTTAAATATCAAAACGATATTTATAATAAACTTAATGTATTATATTTTTTAGCTTGTTCAACTGATGGACAGGTTAAGCTATTTAATAGAGCACAGAAATTTTGGAATCAAAAACTAAATAAATTAAATACTTCTTCTCTAGCTTCTGGTTTATCTCTAAATACACCATCAACATAAGATGTAATCATTTCAGAGTTTTGTTTATTCACTCCGCGAGCACACATACAAAAATGTTTTGATTTAATTAAAACAACCGTTCCTTTTGGTTGTAAACACTCTGTAATGGCATCGGCTATTTGTTTTGTTAGTCTTTCTTGTATTTGAAGCCTGCGAGAAAAAATTTCAACGGTTCTTGCAAGTTTACTTAATCCAACTACTCTTTTAGATGGAAGATATGCTATAGATACCTTTCCTACGAATGGAATCATATGGTGCTCACAAGTTGAATACATCTCAATATCTTTTAAAATTACTATTTGGTCATAATTATCAGCATCAAATGTTTTAGATAAAACTTCTTTTGCATCTTTTTTATAACCACAAAATAAATCCTGAAATGATTTAATTACTCTTTTAGGTGTATCTTGCAATCCTTCTCTTTCAGGATCGTCGCCTATAATTTTAATTAGACTTTTAATTATGGAATATTCATCCATTTGTGAGTCTGTAGGCTTATTCTCCATTCTGGATTCTCCTTAATATAATTATAAATTTTATTTAAATTTTCACTCCATCTTATCCATTCAGGTGATAAAGAGAGCCGCGCCCTTTCATCTTTATGTCTGATAAGAATATTGAAATCAAAATTTTCATCAACGATATATTTAAATTCATCAATCCTACCAGAATTATCATTATGTATAAAATACGCGGACATTTTTTTTTCTACTGAAAATGATTTTGGACTTACTGTTACAAAATCAACATATTCACGATCAATAGGAAATGTTCCATTAGATTCAATCGCTACCTCAAACCCAGCAGTTTTCATAAAAAAAGTAAGATTTTTAAATTGTGCATTCATTGTTGGTTCACCGCCAGTAATAACGCAAAATTTTGATTTTTCTTGTTTAATTATTTCTAATAAATCAACTTCACTGTACTCTTTGTATGAGTTAAACTCAGTATCGCACCATGTACATTTTAAATTGCAGTATGGAAGTCTTAGAAATAATGCTCGCCTTCCAGCGTGATAGCCTTCGCCTTGAAACGTCCAAAATACGTTATTTAACTTAAAATTCACAAAACAACCTCTACATAACAATTTTCAGTTTCCCATAATACTATTTTTGTTATAGTGATGTCTAAGTTTTGAAATAATAACGGACAAATATCATTTAATAGGTGTTCTGCCATATTTTCAGCGGTAGGATTTTTCTTCATTATATAAATATCTTTATTTCGATCTACTGATTTACAGGCATTTATCATTTGCTCGTCTTTTTCGTAGCAAATGAATGTATGATCCCAGTTTTGATCGATCCAAGCTCCTAACTTTTCTTTTAATACAGAAAAATCAATCACTCTTCCGATCGAATCTAACTCAGGAGCGAGCGCGTGAATGAATATTACATAATTATGTCCGTGCGGATTAGCACACTTACTTTCATGTTGAAAAACTCTATGACCTGAGCAAAACTGTAATCGTCGAACTGCATGAAGCATAATTCTAGACTTACTTAGTTTATTTAACTTTACAAGGAGAAAAAATGGAAAAAATTTTAGTAGTATTATCTGGTGGAATGGACTCGGCAACCGCGCTCGCCTGGTGCGTTGATAAGTATAAAAGAGAAAATATAACTACAATAACATTTAATTATGGCTCTAAACATAACCAAATGGAAAACGAAAGAGCAGCTTTATTATCAGACTATTATGGAGTTAAAAATATATATATTGAAATGCCATTTATAAATAAAATATTTAAATCTGATTTATTACAATCTGGAGGAGATATTCCAGAAGGTCATTATGCAGATCCATCAATGAAAAGAACAGTTGTGCCTTTTAGAAATGGAATCATGCTTTCAATAGCCGCAGGGCTTGCAGAGTCATTGGAATATAATTATCTATGTATAGGAAATCATGAAGGAGATCATGCGATTTACCCAGACTGTAGAACCGAGTTCATGCAACCAATGGATCAAGCGATTGAAAATGGAACATACAAGAAAATAAAAATATTAAGACCATTCGAGAAAATAGATAAAACAGAAATTATTAAGATCGGTTCAAAGTTAGAAGTACCATATGAGATTTCATATTCATGCTATAAAGGAAAAGAATTACATTGTGGAAAATGCGGAACTTGCTTTGAAAGAAAAGAAGCGTTCGCGTTATCTGGAACGCCTGATCCTACTCAATACGCTGAGTAATTTTATTTAAATACTCATTGATTGCATCATTCACAAATGAACTAAGATTATTTGTGATTTTCAGAATTTTATCTTTTGTGCCCTTTTGAACGGTAACGGCGATCAATTCTTTTGTCGTAGGCTTTTCTTTTCTTCGATCTTTTTTCTTCATTTTACACCCTTTAATTTATTCATTTT